TGATATTCTTCACTATCAATTAAATCCCTTATTTTTCTACCAAAATTAACTGCAAGGTCAGCGGTATGGGTTGCTTGAATAATTTTTAAATCAGGTTTTTTACCTAATAAATATGCAGGAAAATAATGAGAAGCGAACTCTGATTTAGTATGACGTGGTGCCATATTAACGATAACACGTTTAGTTTTACCTTCCGCTATATCATCAAAAACTTTTGCCATCTTTTTATGGTGTTCCCCTTCGATAAAGGTATCCCATAAAGTTTTTACAAAGGTTAAAAAATTAGAAGTTGCAGCATCACGTTGATTACGTTTTTGTAATTCTTCTAATAAAAGTAAATATTCTTTAGCCTCGTTTTCGCTTAGATACGAAAGGTCTATATTTTCAAGTTGCTCTAGTTGAGCCATTGCGTTTATTTATTACGAATATTTTTTAAAGCGTCGATTAAACCGCCAGTAGATAATTTACTTTTAGCCATAAATCTTTTACCAACTTCTTCTGCAGCATCTACTTTTCTTAATCTTTCAGAGGTTTTATTAAGTGGTCCAAAGATCATATTTGATGGTGCAAGATTAGCGTTTTCTAAAGCTTTTTCAGCAGATTTTATTTGTCTTTCGATATTCATTAATTCATCTTTTCTTCTGGAAGCTTTATATGCGGTATCCATAACTTTTTGTCTTTCTATTAAATTAAAGTCATCGGCACCAATTCTTGTAAATAAATCGTCAGATTTAGTTTTACCTTTAGAAGGACCCATGATAGATTTTAAAGATCGCATACTATCGTCTACCATTTGCATATATAAACTACGTCTATCGTATAAATCTTTTAAAAATTTAGGTGCGTTAGCAACTTGTTTAGCCCCTTGAACACCCCTACCTACAGGTGTAAATGTAGCCATAGACATTAATAATTCTTCTATCCCACCAGAAGATGGAGAACGTTCTTCTAATGCATCTAAAAATCTCATTTTTTCAGCTTCCGCCATCGCTTCTTCTTTAGTCATTGGCTTTGGACGTAAAACGTTTTCGGTAAGTTCTGCTATCCTGTCTGTTGTTTCACCACCTGCTTGCATACCTAACACTTTTCTTAAATTATCTAAATCTTTATCAGAGATTGATCTACCTTCTTGTGCTCTGGTTTTAAGAAAGTTCATAAGATCTTTATCAGAGATTGATCTACCTTCTTGCATATTTTCAATAAACATTTCTAATTCACCTATCGGAAAATCTTTTATAAGTAATGGTGGTCCTTCATCTCCAGGACGTAAAACGTTATCAGTAATTTGTTCTAAACGGTTAGCGGTCTTCGGTGCTTTTTCAATAACTTTTCTTAATTGAGCGTCAGAAAGGTCACGTGGTTCGTAACCACGTGATTTAAGTTCTTCAGTAATAAGACCAGCCATTTTTTTAGTATTAGCAAATAACTGTTGATTATCTAACATGTTGGGGACATCTGAATTTCTTACGCTTTCTGACATAAAATGATTATATATTAATTTGCTTCAATAAGTAAATATATAACACCAGCAATAAATAAACCAACAAAGATCCAGTCAGCCACGGATAGTGGTTGTGGAGTAGGGTCTATTTTTGGTTTTTTACGAGCAACAGGTTTTTTCGCAGCTTTTTTGATCGTAACTTTCGTTGTTTCATAAGCTTCATTTATATCAGGGGTTGCAGGGTTATCAGCCTTGTACCTTCCTTTAGCAGTCCTTGCTCTTTTTCTGGTTGTCGTTTTCTTCTTTACTTTTGCCATAATTACTCCTCAAGATTTTTATGATGATGATTTGATTATATTCCAAAAGTGTATATGGGCAAAATTTTTATTCGTAAAGTTCATCAAGTCTGTTAGCTAATTTTTTCTCTGCTATTTCATCAATTTGTGAAACTAATTTATTTACCTTTTTATTAAATTCTTCAACAGATAAATCAGGATACCTAGTTTTACGAACATTTTCTAATTGATCTAGTTCTCCTAATTTAGAATAAATGTACATATGTTCTTGTAAAGCCCCTACTTCACTTAATTGAGGTATGTTTTGTTTTTCAAAACCACGATGCATATATTCATGGGCTTTTACAATATTTTTTCTTTTTTGAGCATCCTCTTCAAAAAGTAAATCAAAAAGCCTATCACTAGCTAAATAAGCTACTTCATCTTGTTTTTTAGCATAACTACCTAAATCGTAAGTTACTGGATTTAAATATTGATAAATATTTCGTGGTTGATCCATTCGACCTAACCTTTCAAAAATATTACCAGTAATGGATTGTTTTTGATATTGAGGGTCTTGATATAATGCGTCTGGGTCATTACGCATTGTTTTTTGAGAATATTGTTCTAATTCAGCTTCGTTTAATATATCGTCGTAAACGTTTTCAGGCACCATTCCATTGTTAGCTTTTAATGTTCTAACAAGAGCTTGTGGTAAAAAACGGTATATGTTTTCTGGGATCTTTTTCTTAGCCATGTTTTTTATGTTGTATAAATAATGATTATAAAACAATAATTAACAAATAGGTATGTTGTCTGAAAGTAAAGAGG